TAGTTCACCAATTGACAAAGTAAAAGCAAGAGCAAAAGAAAAAAGAGCGAAAGAATTAGGAATAGCTTTAGAGGAAGCAGTTGATAATTCTGAGTTTTATAGGTCAAACCAGATTATTCTATCAGGCACTGCTTACTATGACTTTAATCATTTTGCTGATTATTGGAAAAGATATCATGCAATTGTAAAAAGTAAGGGTGATCGCTCTAGACTTACGGAAGTATTTAAAGGTGAAGTCCCAGAAGACTTTAATTGGAAAGATTATGCTGTATATAGAATACCTGTTGATATGTTACCAGCCGGATTTATGGATGAGGGGCAGATTTCAAGAGCAAAAGCTACTGTTCACGCTGGTATTTTTCAAATGGAGTATGGGGCTTGTTTTTCTACGGACTCGAAGGGGTTTTTCAAGCGTAGCCTTATAGAGTCATGTGTATGCTCAGAAACTAAACCTATTGTACTACCATCTGGTGAAGTATTTTTTGAGGCTGCTACTAGAGGAAATCCAAATAAGAGATATGTTATTGGAGTTGACCCTGCTTCTGAAGTTGACAACTTTTCAATTGTAGTATTAGAAATTAACGAAGACCATAGAAGAATTGTATACTGCTGGACAACTACGAGAGAGCGACACAGAGAGTCGTTAAAGAGTAATCTTACAGAAGAAAATGATTTTTATGGATATTGCGCCCGTAAAATTAGAAATTTAATGAAAATATTTCCAACTGTTGAGATTGCAATGGACCCGCAAGGGGGTGGAATAGCAGTAATGGAAGTATTACATGACAAGAATAGGTTACGAGAAGGCGAACTTCCAATCTGGCCCAAAATTAACGAAGATAAACCCGCAGATACAGATGGGGAAAGCGGATTACATATTATTGAGGTAATGAACTTCTCTAGTGCCCAATGGACAGCAGAAGCAAACCACGGCTTAAGAAAAGATATGGAAGATAAAGCTCTTATATTTCCATTTTTTGATGCTGCTAGTCTAGGATTATCTTTAGAAGAAGATAAAAGAAATAATCGAACTCATGACACCTTGGAAGATTGTGTTATGGAAATTGAAGATCTTAAAAATGAACTCTCTTTAATTATTATTACACAAACGCAAAACGGAAGAGAAAGATGGGATACTCCAGACACAAGAAGTGGTAAAAAAACTAAACTTAGAAAAGACCGTTACTCAGCTTTACTTATTGCTAATTGGGTTGCGCGTAATCTAGGTAAGGCTGAAAACATTATTAAATATGACGAAGAATACTATAAAAATGTTGGATTTGCCCAAGGCTATATTAAAGATGGCAATACTGGTAATGATCTTTATTCTGGTCCTGCTTGGTTCTCAGAAAATATGAGAGATATTTATAATAATTATTGGTGATAGTGTGTATTAATTTATAATAGGATTACCAATACAATTATTTGGAGAACAATACAAATGGCTGATGAAACTGAACTATACTCTACTTGGGCTGATGAATCGTCAAGACAAAAGGCATTTTCGGAAGCGTCTAGTGCATATGAACATAACGATGGGATACAAAAGGCTGTAGGTTATTCATACCGTTCTTATATTGATATTGAACCTAATCGCTCTGTACGTACAAGTATTACTAGAAATGATTATTATCGTTTCCGCCCAGAAGAGTCTGTTCCTACTCGCCAAAAACGTATTCTTAAAATGGCAATGGATGCCTATGATAGAGTTGGTATAATCAGAAATGTTATTGATTTAATGGGGGATTTTGCATCTCAAGGCATTGACATTGTTCATCCAAATAAAGCAATTGAAAGATTTTATAAGGCTTGGTTTAAACAAATTCAAGGCGCGCAAAAATCAGAAAGATTTCTTAATTATTTATATAGATGCGGAAATGTTGTAGTTAAAAGAAGCACAGCAAAAATAAATGCAGCAAAAGAAGAAGAGTTAAGAAAAGCAGTAGCGGCAGATATTGAAATTACTGATAGAAAATATCCAAGAAAAGAAATTCCTTGGCATTATGATTTTCTTAATCCCCTTACTGTTGATGTACTGAATTATTATAATGGTATGTTTCTTGGCGATCCAATTTATGTATTAAATTTATCTAAGACTACTTATGATACTTTTACTGCTGCTGATATGAGTGGAAAGCAGACATTTTCTAAATTACCACCAGACATTCAGGCGCAAGTCAAACAAGGTAAAAGACAATTGCGTCTTGATCCTGAAACCATTGAAGTTTTTTATTACAAAAAAGATGATTGGCTAGTATGGGCAAATCCTATGCTTTATGCCATCCTTGACGATCTTATTATGCTTGAAAAAATGAAATTGGCTGATCTTGCAGCCCTCGACGGGGCTATTTCTCAAATTCGTTTATGGCGAGTTGGTAGTCTAGAGCATAAAATTATACCAAAAAAAGACGTAATCAATAAACTTAGAGATATTATTGCTTCTAATACTGGTGGCGGAACAATGGACTTAATCTGGGGTCCAGAATTAGATTTTAAAGAAAGCGCCTCGGAAGCATATAAGTTTCTTGGAAAAGAAAAATATGAACCAGTTTTGACTAGCATTTATGCTGGACTAGGAATTCCTCCTAGTTTGGCTGGATCTAGTTCAGGCGGTGGAAGTTATGCAAATAATTACGTTTCTTTAAAAACACTTATAGAACGTCTTGAATATGGAAGAGTATTATTAAGACAGTTTTGGGATAAAGAAATTAAAATTGTACAAAAAGCAATGGGATTTAAAGTTCCAGCACAAATTAGATTTGATAATATTATTCTTTCCGATGAATCGGCGGAAAAACAGCTATTGATTAATTTAGCAGATAGAAATGTAATATCTGATCAAACTTTACTTGAAAGATTTGGAGAATTGCCAGAAATTGAAAGACTTAGAGTGAGAAGAGAAGAGCAATCAAGAAGAAATGATATTGGAACACCATTTAAATCAAGTCCATATCATAACCCAAATATTAGAAATGATGTAGCGAAAGTTCTCGTTACAAAAGATGGGCTGGCAGATGATTATTATCGTGAAGAATTAGATCTTCCAAAGAGAAAAATCCCCGCTCCTCCTGTGGCAAAAGTTCCCGGCGGTGGAGGTGGAATTAAACCAAACCCAGATGCCCCTAAAGCAACTCCAGCTCCGCAAGGAGGAAGACCATCTGGAGAAAAAGACCAAATAAAAAGAAAAACCAAAACAATCGGAGAAACTGCTGCTGTACTATGGGCAGTAGACATACAAAAAGCAATAGCGGAAGAAGTAACTCCAATGATGCTTGAATATTACGGAAAAAAGAATGTTAGATCTTTAACAAAAGCCGAATTTGATCAACTAGAGTACTTCAAACTTTGTTTACTTGCTAATATTGAACCGTTTATAGAATTAACTCCTGAGATTATCAAACAGTTAATAGACAATAGTGGCAAGCCTTCTGCTGAATTTTTAAATAAAATTGACGCGCAAGCAAAAAACTTTGTGTATGTCAATAATAGAAAACCCACAGTAGAAGATATGAAATATATATACGCATCTACTTATGTCGATTTACTAGAATTGCAAGAAGTTAATAAATAGTGTGTATATTTCAACGAGGTAAAAACTACTATGCAAGTATTTAAAGCAGAATTAAAAGATGGAATAGGTGATGCAGTAGCAAACAGTAACTCTGTTGCTATCTTTGCAGAAGTTTCTTTATACACTCCAACAGATAAAGAAATAAATAATATAAAAAATACAAAAGCGATTGCAGAAGTCGAGCCGTCTTTTCAAGATCTTTATTATGTAAAATCTATTCTTGCTAGCGTGGGCTGGAATAAAAACGATGATGTTTTTGATTCTGCCGAAATGTGGAGAGCAAGAAATTCACCAGTAGATAAGCCATTTAATTATATGCATGATGAGAAAGATATCATTGGGCATATGGTTAGTTGCTATGCTGTGGATCAAAGCGGTAATATTTTACCAGATTTTAATGATATGTCTCAAGTTCCATCGGTTTTTGATATCGTGACTGGATCAGTTCTTTATAAGAGCTGGTCAGACAAAAACCTTAAAGCGAGGATGGACAATATTATTGCAAACATTGATAGCGGAGAAAAATGGCATGTTTCTATGGAATGTTTATTCCCTGCTTTTGATTATGCATTAATTGACCCAAAGGGAAATCAAAAAATAATAAAACGTGAAGAATCTTCTGCGTTTTTAACCAAACATCTTCGCGCTTATGGCGGCAAAGGTGAGTATGAAGGAAATAAAGTTGGAAGACTTTTACGCAATTTTACATTTAGTGGTGTAGGATTAGTAGAGAAACCTGCAAATCCTCGTAGTATTATTTTAAATAAAAATATGAACTTTAGTGAATCACAAGCTGAGGAGATTAATATGACTGATGAACTAGAACTTTTGAAAGCTGAACTTGCTGAAGCTAAAAAAGCTGAAGAAGATGCCAAGAAGGCAAAAGACGAAGCGGAAGCTAAGGTGAAAGAAGCTGAAGAAGAAAAAGAAAAGATGAAAGTAAAAGCTAAAGAAGACGCTGAAATGGTTAAAAAGGCAGCAAAAGAAGCCGAAGACGCCAAAAAAGCTAAAGCTGAAACTGAAGAAGAATTAAAGAAAATGAAAAAAGAAAAAATGATGGAAAAGCGTAAAGCTGAATTAGCCGAAGCTGGCATACCATCAGAAGATATTGATAACACAGTTGCTCAGTTCGAATCACTTGCTGAAGAAGCATTTGAAACTGTAGTTGCTGCTATCAAAAAAGTAAAAAATATTTCACTACCGGCAGAAACTCCTGCTGCTCCAACTTACTCTCCAAGTGGCGATGATCTTTATCCAAGAACAAAGCCAAATGGTGATTATAAAATGAAAGTTGGCAAAGCAGAAGAAGAAGTGGATGCTAATGAAGCAGATGCTTCAGTACTTGAAACAGCAGAGGCTTCTCCTAATCAAATCCCTATGGTTGATGCTGGTGAAGAAGAATCAGTAAGATCTTTCGCTAGTGAGTGGTTCAGTAATAAAGTTCTAAAATCAACAGCTAATATTAAGTAATTAAAGGAGCTTATCTAAAATGGCTTTAAAATCAGATCGTTATGAATTTCAAACAGACGTTAGTTTCTTCATGAATGAAGTTGCAGAACGTGGCGGCGTTGTTTGTCATGCTACAGGCATTGTTGGTGCTTCAACATCACCATCAGGTGCTGCAATGGATTCATCTCTAAACGTAGTTACATACGCAGCTAATCCATCAGGAAAAGTTCCTGTTGGAATTCTCCTAAATGATATGGTCAATCTTGATTTGACTCGTCAGCACATCAACTGGCACAAGAATGAAGTTCAAAAGGGCGGAAAGGTTACAGTTCTCCGCAAGGGATATGTTGTTACAAATGAAATTCACACAAGCGGAACTCCAATTGCTGGAAGTTATGCTTATGTTGCAGATAGTGGTCTAATTTCTACTTCAACAAGAGCAGTATTCTTAGATTCTGGCGCTCAACCAATTGGTCGTTTCCTAACTGCCAAAGATGGTGATGGCTACGCTAAAATCGAAATCAATCTTCCATAATTAAATAAGAAACAGGAGAATAATAGAATGTCACTAGAACGTCCAAGTCAAGAATTTATTAATCTATTAACACGCTCAGGAAGCTCTGATAAAGCTGTAGCACTTGATGCTCAAAGAGAAATTGCAAAAGCTCTTGAACTTCCTTTGCGTAAAGGTATTATGTATGGTGATGTTGTTAGCAATATCTATGAAAAAATGGTTATTG